ACTTCTACACACCAAAGGTTAGTTCGCCCAGGGACGTATAAGTCGCCCTTGAGTAAATGTTTAGGGTCAAGAGCACCTGATCCAGGCACTCTTTCCCACGCTAAACCTGTATGCTTTTTTAACAGATCACGCACGGTGGTTTCCGTTCTAGCACCTTTGGCTCTAGGATCTACAGACATTACGCTTCTTTGGTAGCTTCACTTGGAGTTTCCACGATCGGGGTAACTACTTCAGCAGGTGCTGCCTCTACTTTAGCAGCTTTAACAACTGGTGCTTCTTCAACAACTACTGCTACACCTTTAATTTCTACTGTGCAGCTAGGGTCAACTCGAAAAGTGGCTTTACCTTTGCCTAATACAGCAACTAAAGGCCATTGACCATCTTCAATACTATCATTTACTGATAAGGCTTTTCCGTTAAGGACAACCTTTACGTCTCCGTCAATTTCTTCTAAAATCATATTATACCTCTATTTGGGATATGTTGTTACGTTTAATAACATTAATCTTTTCTAGTAATGGATGGCTAAAGCCATGACTTACTAAGAAAGTATTTAAATGTTCTTCATGTAGTAACACTTCTACTAATTTTTCTTTACCATCAGTGTCAAGTGTTTCTACAGTTTCATCCAGTATTAATAGATTGATTCTAGAACTGGACAATGTTTGCATTAGTTTTCTAATAGCTAACAAGGTTGCTACATTAACTCTTGCTTTCTCACCACCACTAAGAGCTAGTATTTCAATATCTCTTCCATTATCAGTAATAACAACATTTAATTTGTCGCTAGCACTGATTTTAAAACCAATTTGAAATCTTCCATCGCTTAGATCGACCAAATATCTATTTGTAATATCTTCTAAGTCTTTTACTAAACTCTCAATTTTATATGCTACTAAACCTGTTGTACTAAATGTTTTTGTTAAAACATTTAAAATACTCATTCTTTCGCTTAACTCGTGCAGTTTACCACTATAAGTTTCTAGTTCTTGGTTCATTTCAACCAATTGTTTTGATACTAAGTCTACTTTAGTGTTGTGTGCAGTTACTTCTTTGTTATACTGCTCTGCTTCAACAATTTTACGTTTAGTAGCAGTAATTGAATTCTGTAATTCTGTAAATTGTTGTTGTAGGGTTTGTTTGTCTAATAAAACTTCTGGTAACTCTGTACTTATAAGAGCATGATACTTTTCCCAATCTTCTTGGGATTTTTGAGCCTCTTGCCAAGCTGTTCTTTGCTGCTTAATTTCAAGTATTTTTTGAGTATAACTCATAGTTTCTACAGCAGCTATTTCAGCTTCTCCAGTTTTTTCTTCAATTAATTCAGCTACTTTTTCTTCATCAATATCTGATAAACAAGTAGGGCACGTTCCGTGCAACGCTTTCATTTTTATAACAAAAGCCTGAGCATCACTAACTGTTTTAGATAGTTTTGCTACTTCTGCTTGATAGCCTTCTATACCTTCTTCAGGCTTTTGAGGAATTGGCAGTAGTTTAATCTTTGACTGTAGTTGCTTGTAAGTATTATTCTGCGAAATCTTTTTATTAGTAGACTCAATACTGTTTATACTAGAATCTAGCGCTGCAGCTTCTGTTATTAGCAGAGTATTTAGCTCAGGGGCAGTAATAGCTTCTTTGAGTGTTAAATCAGTTTTTTCATATTTATTTAACCAACTTACAACAGTATTAACTTGAGATTGTACACTAGCAATATCTTTAGTAAGTTGAGTTGAGACTTCTTTAAAAACTTCTGCTGCACGAGTATACTTGCCTAAATTTAAAATCTCAATAAGAAACTTTTTACGAGCAGTATCAGGAGCAGTTAAAAACTCTAGGCTGCTGGCATTTGACTGATAAACAATTTGTGCAAAACTTTTATGATCAAAACCTAAAATGTCTTCAATCATTTTATACGTTGCTGTTGCAGTATGTGCGCTTATGTCAACACCTTCTTTAAATAGTTTTACTATTTGTGCAGTACCACGACTAGACTTAATTGTGTAGTCTACATCATCTCGATTAAAGTCTAGTTCAATACTATACGACTTATCTTTAATGTGTCTGTTAAGAATGTCTGCTTTTTTAATACCTTTAGAGTTTTTATTAAATAATACTTCTTCTAGTATAAGAGCAATAGAACTTTTACCATGCCCATTACGACCTACTAATTGTGTGAGCGGAGCTGCAACAAAATCAATCTTATTATCTTTTCCGTAACTAAAGGCGTTAGCCCATCGTAGTTGTTTTATAGTTATCATTTACGAGTAGTCTCTTTTTTAGTTCTGGTAACCCACCTATATACTCACCACCAATAAAAATCTGTGGAACGCTTCTGGCATTGGGTACTTTTTCAATTAAATCTTTTTTAGTATATGTGCCTACACCAATCATACACTCCGTATAGTCAATAGAATGTGAAGTTAACAATCGTTTAGCTTCTTGGCAAGCAGGGCAGTTAGTTTGTGACCAAACTTCTGCTTTAGTCTGATTCAATTTTGTCTGCATGGTTCTGAAACTCCTTTAGTACGTTTTCAATAGTATCTTCTGGCAAATTTAAAATATATGCAAGATACTCGCGTATTTCTTCACTCATAGACATTTCTTTGTCTAAGATTAGTGCTGAATCTGTATCTCGCTTAATTACTTTGCGATCAATTAAATCTGAATCTTCTAGTTCGCCAAGTTCTTGCATATCGCCCTCAACCTGGTAGATTGTATGATCGTAATCTGTTTGTGGCTTAGGGTCATGTACCGCTACAGTTTTACGAATAAGTTGCGGCAACTGTAGCTTACGCCACTCATGCTCTAGGCTATCGGTATCCAGTAAAACAACACCAGTATCCACATTATGACGATGAAAGCTAGTAGTAACGGGACTTCCAGGATAGATAATATTTTTTTGAGAGTTTTCATAGCTGTGTAAATCGCCTGCTAGAACAACATCATAGCTAGCAAATAACTCTAAATCCATTTCAGGCTTTACATGGGGAGGAATCTCGCCGCGAACGTGGGTAAAGCAAATGTTTCCACGAATCACAAAAGGATTCTTTTCAAATTCTTTTAGTTTATTATATGGAATAAAATCCATATTTTCCACTTTGCAGTAGTCATCAATAATGTCTACTAGTGGATTTAAACGATTCGTAACTTGTTTTAGGTTTGTTAAAAAGGTTGTATCTTTCTTAACAGCCTCATGATTTCCAGCATAAATAATTGTTGGAATCTTACAAGAGTTAACTAAATCAAAATACGTCTCTAGTTCTTCCATGTTAGGAAGTTTGTCAAAAACATCTCCACCAACTACAAAAAGATCACACTCTTTTTGAATAGCTTCTAGTTGACTCCAGAGCATATTAAACCTATTCTTTGCCCACTCAATAGGTACGTTTTTCTGACCCAATTTGATATGGATGTCAGCTGTAAATAATACTTTCATCTAACTAAATCCAAATTACCAGCTACACTAATTCTATAATCATTGCTGGTATAAAATGGTGATACTGAATGTGATAGTTGCGCTGGAAATATAATCATTCTTTTTTCCCAAGTTTTGTCTACTGGTAGTGGGTAAGTAGCTAAAGCGCCTACTACGTTTAAAAAGTGAAAATTAAAATGCGCAGTTATATTATTTGATGGTAATACATGACTCATAATACCTTTTTCTTCATCTATTAAGTAAGGCACTTTAACCCAAATAACATAACTAAATTCACCAGTATGTTGGTGTACTGGATTAAATTCAGTTTTTTTCTGAAAGTTTACCCAAGGGGTGTGCACCTTATATTTTTTATTTGAGTTATTACTGTACTCATTGGCTAACTCTACCGCTAAACTACCTATATGTTCTTGGCAATCTGGTAGTTGATACTCGTGCCTAATATGTCCAGCTAATGCTAGATTTAGTGGAATTGCTTTTTTAAACTCTTTTTGTATTTTATTTACACTGTTTAAAATAGGCGTAAACTGTTCGTTAGTTAAGTCTTTGATTAAAAAACCGTAATTTGGAAAATGATGTAACATAATTATTATAAGACAGAAAAGCCCGCTAAGCATTTCGTTTAGCGGGCTTAAGTTTTTTTAACCAAGTTCTTTGACTGCTTCTTGCTCAGAAGATTCGGCTTCACCATCTTCCGAGTTTGTGCTAATCTTTTCCAGCAAGGCTTTTACATCTGCTTCGGTAGGACGAGTAAATTTCTCATCAATAGATTTTGCAGCCTCAGCCATAGCACGCTCTTCAGGGGTCAGTGAACGAGCTTTGCAGCGCAAAACTTGTAGGGTATACTCAACATTAAAAGGCAGTGGGCCTGTCTTTACACGCTTGAATACAACATCCCAACCTGTATCATAGTCAGTAGGGTCTCCTAAATCTTCAGCCGCTGTAACGATTTGCTCAAACAACTTCTTTTTCAAGTTAAGAGCAACAACTTTTTGCGACTTAGGGTCAATACAATTTACAGAATAACTCCAAGAGCATTTTGCTTCTGGATAGTACTCAGTAACATGATCTTTTTCAACGTTGTCAAACTTCTCCTTTTCACGACTAAATGCTAAACATTCAATTGGAATATCTTTGTTATTAGTGCCTTTCAGCCAATAAATATATCGTGGAAGAACTCCGCCAATTAAGCGGACTGTATTTTCGCCATCTTTGTATTCGTAAGATTCGACTTTGTTTGATTGTGCTTTGCCTTTGGTATTTTTAAAGCTAAGTGCCATTTTTAATTTTCCTCGTATTTGAAGTGGATTTTGTTTTCTGTTATTTTTAGTAGCGGATTTGATTTTATTGCGTTTATATCAATATCTGAATAAAAAGATAGGTCTAGATATGTGTAACCGTAATGTTTATATATGGCGTAAGTTCTACGCCCCGCTAATCGTATGTATTGTGCTTTGTGTACAATATCTGTGCTGGTATCAGTAAATAAACGAGCAGGGTTTATTAGAAAACTATTGCCCTTTAAGTTAAAAATCGGTTTGATTTTACTGTATTGGTTTTTAGGAATAGATTTTCTAATAAAATGCAATCTTAAAATTTCAACTAATTTTGTAGAGTCACATTGTGTTTCGGACTCAAGCAAT